TTAACAGGCAGCGGTGTGTAGTAGCTATACGACGTAATGTTTGGGTTACGACCGACCGTGAGTGGGTTGGTGATATTGTAACCACCATCTTCGTATTCCACACGGTCATTCGCAAATACCCAAGCCATCAACGCATTCGACTTGATCGAAGCCATCACGAGCTTGCGACGACTCTTCGTCAGTGTGCTGTGCAGAACATCTGCAACAGCAGGTATGATTGTTCCAACAGGCATAGCTTACCTCATCAGTTTAAGTTGACACCATGTTCCTGCATCGACTGCCTGATTATATCAGCCCAGGATGCATTCTCATTGTATTGCGTGACTGCGCCATTACCTACTGGCGTAGCTTGTGTGGGTTGCACACCACGTCCCGGAATAGGACGTGATTGTGTCGGTTGCTGTGTCGTCTGCTGAGGGTTAGGCTGCTGCCGCGATGCAGCTATTTGCTGCTTCAGCGATTGTGTCCAATCCAGTTGGTTCTCGTGTGCCCATCTGATCATCTTCGTATAGGCACTATGGAGGGACAATCCAGGCTGAGCCTGAAGCATTTCGGACAGGACGTCAAGGTTAGAGTTCGCCTCCTGGTTATCCTCAAGGAACGAATTAATCTCTGCCTCCGCGCGCTGTTGATGTTCCTGTTGTTGACGCGCTTGTGTCTGCTGCTGCGTAATCGGCATCATCTTGTTATCGATCATGCGCTGAATAGCAGCCATGTCCATGCCTGGACTAACACCTTGCTCCAGGAACGGAATAGGATAGCCCTTACTCTTCACTTCTGCGACAAGCGTCTCCAGCGTCTTCACTGGATCACGCATGAACTCACTCATTATGCGCACGGCCACAAGCTGATCCTGTGGTGACACATTCAATCGCACAGCTTCTTGTGTCACTTCATTGACAGCGGACAACCGCTGTGTCGCTTGCTGCAACTGCTGCTTCAGTTGATTGTTCTCACGCGAGTGTCGCTGTCCTTCCTCATACACACGACGCTCAATACCACCTTTCGCAACTACCCTGCCCGTGATCGGGTCAACAAGATCACGCGTGTTAGGTTGTTCCGCATTCGGAACCTCAACCAAACCGTCATGCCTGCGGCGAACTGTCTGATGCGGCTGCTGTTGTTGAACATCCGTGGAACCGGTGTTGTTCGCACCGGTGGGCTGTGCGCTGGTCTGTCCTCCACCACCACCACTACCATCAGTAGATTGATTACCATCTGCGCCGCCGCCTGTATCAACATCATCATGGATGTCGGGGATGCTACCAAGTATGCTGTCTTCTACTGTGCCGCTCATGCTGCTACTCCCTGTGGTCCGTTGCTACCCTGGCTCTGTAGCATCTGTTTGAATATCTCTGCTGGTGGCACACCTTGCGCCAACGCACTACCTATCGCCTGCAAGACAGGTGGTGGTAGTTGTTGCAATATCTGCACAACTTGTGCTGCAACTTGCATACCACCACCTGCTTGCGGTGCCATACCACCCGGCCCAGGTTGGTCAGCACCACTCGGTGGAGGAGCACCTTGTTGTCCTGGTGCACCACCTTGTTGAGACTGAGCCATCATCTGCACTTCAGCAGCGATGCTATCCCAGTCCTCTTTACTAATTACGAAGTCATCGAACGCCTCGCTCATCATCTTCAGCGAGACCTTCAACGCACTAGCAGGAGCAGCACGCACATACTGCGCCATAACCTGTCCTATTTGCACAGCCTCTTGTTTCTTCTGCTGACTCGTTAGCTTCTGCGTCGAGCCCCCAACAACTTGCACACTAAAGGCAGCAAAATCTCGAAGACTATCAAGAGGACGCCAAAATTCACTAACATCCAAGCCAGTGATCTCATTCACTGTCTCCGCATCCATGAACTTCAAGCACATCTGTGCGAGTTTCCAACCAACATCACCAAGTGCGTCCTCAATCGCGTCGAGTCGCATGTCGGTGCGTTGGTTTCCTAGACTACTGTAGTAGTCAATAGCCTTATTCGTGGTGTTCGTCTTAAACTCGCCACCGCGTTCAACTTCATTCGTAGCAGCGATGCGATCTACGCTCTGGTAGAGGTCCTTCTTGTCGAACAACGGCATGAATGCCATGCTCGGTGGCGGTATGCTAAACACCGCATCAGTTCCCTTCATACCTTCGGGTAACTTGATCGGTGTCGCAGTCGCATCCGGTCCCTTGAGTATCTTGTCTGCGATCTCCTGCGTGATACCCACTTCTGGGTTATAGAATATGTTGCGTCTTGCCCAAAGCAGTGCTCTTCTCTTCTCGTCATTGATCTCATTGATCTGGTCTTGCTGATCCAGATAATAGCTGACCTCACCCTTCGCATACATAGCGATAGGGTTCTCATGAAACCACAACGGCGTAAGGGGAAAGAAGCCTTGCAGACCATACGGGTCATCCCATACCCAAATAGGCCACTTCCAGTCGTTCTCTGCATACATCTCCAACCGCCGTGTAACTTTATCCCACACATACCACACCTTGGTCATGCATGCTTTATCAAACTGGTCAGCGGTATCAAACCCATACGCGCTATACGCGTTGTCCTTCTTACTAAACAGCGAGAACTCTTTATCGTCTCCGCTGCCACCACCACCAGTCAGCACATGCGTAGGCTCAAAGATCGACTTAACTTCTTCACCATCAGGATCTTTCTCACCGTAGATCGCATTAATATACTCAGTCGGTAGCATATCTTCGATCATCATCCAGTTTGCATCATTCCCACTTGGGTCACTGCTGTTCGGATCGATTAGCACCTGATGTGGCAACCGGATACGCACATACGGACCAGATGGTTGCAGAAACTCAACCTTCTCTTCCAGTGCAGCGAGTGCGCCTTCAACCTCTCTGATCTCTTTATCATCCTTCGCCTTGGCTAATTTATCAGATAGCGCCTGCAAGTCTGTAGCTGCTTGCTCGCTACTCTTGTCCTTCTGCGTATACCCTACCTCGAACCATGCCCTGTTCGTCAGCAACGCAATGACTACGTTACGTTTCGCCTTCGGTTTAATGTTCACACCCGGTGCGAACTTCATCCTGAACAGAGCATCGACCAGCTTCTCAACAGCACGTGCAAAAGCATCGCCTTTCTCATCCATTGCCAGATCAGAACTGGGTCTGGCCGTGACCGAGACGATAGGGTTCTTCGCATACAGGTCAGGTAACTGCGCATTTATGTTCGAGAAGACAATGTTTTCAGTAGAAGAGAACCGTTCATTGAGTCGGCGCGCGATATGCCGATTGCCAGCAACATTGGCATCAGTGCCATCGCGATGATCAGACTGATCATGGTTGTAATAGCGAATAGCTTCATCCCACGCATCGATCAAATCCTTCATTGCCTTCTGGCTTGTGTCTTTCCTACTACGCCACACACCACCGCGTTTACTCGACACGGGTATGCGGCTATCAGGCATAGCCTTATACACGGCTGGAGCTTCAGCCGGAGCGGGCATGCCAACATCCGCTTGCACGAGCGACTGCTCAAGTGTGTCACCACTCGTATCGAGGTCGAGTTGCGGATCGTCTTGTTCGTTGCTACCTGACATCATTTCACCAGCGGTCGGAGAGGAACAGCACCAAACAGAATACTAAGCAGTACCAGAAGAAAGATAAGTGCAACCACAACCTGTGCGATTTGTGCAAACGGTGCAGGCAACGGTATCAGCGTGATGATCCACCACACGACACCAAAGATCAGCACCAGGATCAGTATCCAGATCAGCAACTCTATCATCTGTGCCTCGCTTTCGGACCACGTTGCTGTGCCCGTTCAATCTCATGCCATGCCATATACGCAGGTACAGCATTCGGCTTACCAGTATACCGTGCAAGCCTCGGCCTCTGCGTCATTGCATACTTCCACATATCCATAGCATGATCGTTCCGGTCCACAGGCTTATCAGTTGTCTCATCACTACCATCACGCTGAAAGTAATACTCAGTCACTTCATCAATGAACCACTGACACCTGTCCGTCACGTAGAAGTGCGGAGCCATATGGTGGCCTGTGATCGGGTTCTCATGCAACGGCAGAGGCGTTAGGTGCTGCCAATTCTTACTAATACCGGCGTTGATGTCATTGTTACCGCGTTGCATCCTGATCCCCTCTTCAGAGAAGATGTTTGCAACGGTCTCACCAACGGTGCGAGAACTACCTGCCTTGCGCCTGAACACATCAGGATCAGCGTAGATCGGATCGAGTTCTTCATCTTCGATCCTATACTCAGCACGCATCGTTGCGATATGTCTCGCAGCAAGTGCTATCGTCAACTCAGCAATACGAAATCCGTCCAGTAGGATGGTATTGGCATCATCATCCACGAAGAATAAACCATAGCAGCTATGGCGTGACAACCCATGGTCATACCCCTCTATGAAGGTCGGCTGGAAACCAGTCATGCGTAACTGCCTAAGATAGTCACGCGCATCCTGGTGCTTCAGCACATGCACTGTTTCATCGAACTGCGGATAGATCAGGCCACTCAGCGCACCCCACTTACCATACACGAACCGATCACGCATGCTACCAGTATACGTCGAGAGCATGCCACGGATGTAGTCACTACCTACATTCTCTTCGTTCTCATACGTGCTGCCCTCGAACAACTCAATGAGCGGAACAGGTCTACCATCGACCAGCAACGGCTTGCCTTCGTCATCCACTTCGCACATCAGTTTGTCGTTGACGATACCACGTTCAGTGAAGTCGTGCAGCGGCTTCACAATCTCACGATAACACCAGTTGCGTGTCGGGTTGAGTGTAGCCATAAACCACCGAGGACCAACACGTGGCATACCTGGTTCATCACCCATATACTCAGTGTTGCCA